GCCCGCGAGCACGGTAGCGGTCACCACGCCCTGGGTGGAATTCGTGGATGCCAGGCGCACGGCCTGGCCGACGTAGAACAGCCCCAGGTCGGCCGGGGGGATGGTCAGCGTCACGGCACCCAGTGCCCCGACGACATAACTGCCGGTGGCGGTGGTGGCGGTATCGTAAATAGCGCCGGTGTAATACCCGCCGTCCAGGGGGCTGCCAATGGCGGGCGGCGCGGCCGGCGCCACGCCCAAGGTGTTGGCGAGCACCTCGATGGTCAGCTCGCGCGTGGCGTCGCCGGCGGTGATGGTCAAGGTGTCCAGGCCGATCACGGCGCCGACATAGGTGATAACCAGGCCGTTGAGGGTAGCCGTGCCGGTGAGGGCGCTCACCCCATAGGTGGTATAGGCGTCCTTGGTCAGCAACTCGATGGTCAGCTCTACGCCCGCGGCGATTCTGAGCACGGGGGGGCCATTCAGGCTCAGGTTAGGCGGCCCCAGCGGCCCGGTAGGGCCACTCATGGCCCAGGGCAGGTCCGTCCAGACTTGGCTGCCGTTGCCGGCCTTCATCCGCCCCACGTCGGGGTCTACCCCGGCCACGCCGGTCACTACCCCCATCTCACCTTCCATCAGCACGGGATCGGCAGCCGCCCAGTTAGCGGCGGTGTCATGGCGCAGTTGAATCTTGAGTGGCATTTATGCAGCTCCTCCGGCATTCCAGGAGATGGAGCCGCCGTACTGGCTGTCGGCCAGGCCCCCGTCAAAGTTGAATTCGCCCAAGGCCAGCACGGACTGATAAGACTGCTCGGCGTTACTGGCGGAGAGGGTGGTGGACTGTGCATCAAGACCAGTTTGCACGCGGTCGGCGGCAGTGGCCTCGGCATCGAGGCTAGTCTGAATACGGTCGCCCGCGGTCGCCGCGGCATCGAGGCCGGTCTGGAGACGGTCGGCGGCAGTAGCAATCGCATCGAAGCCGGTCTGGAGCCGGTCGGCGGCAGTCGCCTCGGCATCGAGGCTAGTCTGAATACGGTCGCCCGCGGTCGCCGCGGCATCGAGGCCGGTCTGGAGACGGTCGGCGGCAGTAGCAATCGCATCGAAGCCGGTCTGGAGCCGGTCGGCGGCAGTCGCCTCGGCATCGAGGCCCGTTTGCACACGGTCGGCAGCGGTAGCAACCGCATCCAGTCCGGTTTGCACGCGGTCGGCGGCGGTAGCGACTGCATCCAGGCCGGTCTGAAGACGGTCAGCAGCGGTAGCAATCGCATCGAGGCTGGTCTGCACGCGGTCGGCAGCGGTAGCAACCGCATCGAGGCCGGTTTGCACGCGGTCGGCAGCGGTAGCAACCGCATCGAGGCCGGTTTGCACGCGGTCGGCGGCGGTAGCGACCGCATCCAGGCCGGTTTGGATGCGGTTGGCGATTGTAAGGGCGGTGTCGGGGCTGCTGAGCGTCGGGACCGATACGGTGGTGGCCGCGCCATTACGTTGGGTGACGACCGTGATCATCGCGTCACGTCCCCCCGCACAACCAGGAGGACCGTCTCGGTCGACTGCACCACGCCAAACGGGTCGGTGTACTCAATATCCATACCGGCGGTGCCTGCCGGCCAGGCGGCCGTCACCGCCGCGTCCACGGTGAGAACGTAACGTGTCACGGCGTCCTCCAGGTCATACACCGGGCCGGTGACCACGCATTCGGCCAGCAGGGCGTCGTTGCCCGCGCGGATCTGTGCCCGCACCGCCCAGCCGGTCAGGTCGGCATCTACCGCGCAGTCCAGCGCCAGGGTGTCGCCGCGCTTGGCGTCCAGGCGCGGCGCCGATGTGGACTGCGCCCATGGCAGGATCATGGCCTGGCCTCTGGCGCCGGGGGCGTGATAGGTGGCGCTGGGGCCTGGCTGCGGGTGGTGGTCGGCATGACGTTACTCGGCATTAAAAGGGTGAACAGGCGGCCAGGGCGGCGCCCAGATCCACGGCCAGGGTCATGGCTAGCAGGGCGGCGGCGGCGATGGCCAGGACTTCCAGCACAGGCCAGCCGGGCTGGCGGCGCTTGTAGGGGCGGGTTTGAAGCCCGCCCGTACAGGTGCGGCCGGCGCAACTGGCGAGGATGCCGCGGCGATTCACTGCCCCACCCCCAACAGGGCCAGCACGACGCAAACGATGGCGCCGACGGTGGCCAGGGCAAAGACGATCAAGCCGTAATCGGGGCGGGCGGGCTGGCGGCTGTCTGGCAGCATGGGGGCCATGGCGGGTCTCCAGAGCGGCGGCCGGGCCGGCGGTCAGCTCAGTAACGACTCATTAAATCGGTGTTAAAGCGGCGCTCGGGGCCGACGACGCGCACGCGGCCGGTTTCCGGGGCGGGGCTTTGGTCGCCGTCGCCGACGGCCAGGCTAAGTTTGCCGTCGCGCACGGCGTCGAGGGCTTTGAGGGCCTCCTGGGCGGCGGTGAGGACGCCGGCGGGTAGCTCCGTGCCATCCAGCCGGCGTTCGTAAAGCCAGCGGCGCGCCAGGGCCAGGGCCCAGTCACGCAGCTCGCGGGGGACGCTGGCCAGCGGCAGGCTATAGCGCTGGCGCAGGCGGGCGTCGACCTGGGCGTCGGCATAGGCGCGAGCCTCCGCGACGACGGCCCAGTCGGGGATGCCGGCCATGGGGTCGTCGGCGGACAGGGCCACCAGCGTCCGTTCCGGCATGATCCCGACCAGGTCGGCGTCGGCGGTGTAGCTCATGGCTTAGCTGTTGCAGGCGCTGAACAGGTAGCCGGCGGAGGACCAGCTCACCAACTCCTTGACCGACTCCGTGACCTTGAGCATGTCCACGCCCTTCTTGCCGCGGCTGGGGTCGAAGTAGGTGCCGGCGATGCGGCCTTCGTACTGAGCGGTAAAGGCGAAGGTGGGCATGACGGTCTGGCTGGAGGCCAGGCCGGTCTGCACCCGGGTGAGGGCGGCGAAGTTGCCCCACACGCGGGCGTAGGTGCCGGCCTGACCCTTCTTGGCGGAATCCCGCCAGGCGTTGCCGACCAGGACCTGATCCAGGCCGAGTTCGGCGGCGATGTCGGTGGCCAGGGCGGTGCCGCGGGTCGAGGAGCTGCCGTAGAGGCGGCTGATGACCTTGGGGTGCTTGCGGATGCTGAGCCACACGTCCGGCCCCACCGTCAGGGTGTTGGGGCGGATCATCATGGCGTTGGCGGCCGTTTCCATGTAGCCGATGGGGTCGCCGTTGGTGGCATCGTTGAAGTGGTACTTACCGGCGTTGCCATCCAGGGTCAGCTTGAGGGTGCTGTCGTAGTTGCCGGCGCCGAAGATGATGTCCGCCACCCGCACCTCGCGGTTGAGGAGCATGATCTGGGTCAGGTTTTCGACGGCGTTGCCGCGCGGGTCGGCGTAATTGGCCTGGGCGGCGCGGTCGATGTCGACCAGGGGCACCGGCGCGGCCAGGCCGCGGTCGAGGGTGCGGTCGGTCTCGTCGGACTGGGCGAACTCCAGCTCGTTGAGCTTGCCGGTGCGGTTGATGAGGTCATCCGGGTGCTGGAAGCGGTCCTTGGTGGTGACCTTGGTGTATTGGAACAGCTCGCCCGGCACGGTGACGCGCGGGCAGACGCGGTCGGCGATGTAATCCTCGTTGGCCACCGCCATGGCGATGCGGGTGAGGGCGGGGACGATGACGAACGGCTGGCCGTTGGCAGCGACGGAAGTAGGCATGGGGTTTTCTCCTGGCTAGCCGATTAGGTCCACGTCTCGGGGAGGACGCGGTAGAAGGTGCGCACTTTGAGGACGCTGGCGCCGGTGGCGATCTCGGCGCTCAGCAGGTGCAGCACCAGGGCGGCGTTGGCGACGGGTTGGACGGCGGCGGCGCTGGCGGCCTTGACGTAGCGCGTCTCGTCGGCGGTGCCGTCGAGGAAGCCGGTGGTCTCGATCTCCGCCACCGCGGCGCCGGAGCCGTTGGTGTACTTGATGGACAGGTCTTCGCCGGCGGCGATGCCGTCATAGGCCGGGGCGGTGTAGTCCAGCCACAACTGGGCGAACTCCAGCACCAGGATGTTGCCCAGCCCCGGGGCGGCGACCAACTGCTTGGGCGCGGCGTTGAGGGCCAGCAATTCGGCCGAGCTGACGGTGACATCGGCGAAGTAGAGGGGGCGGGCGTCGGAGTCGCCAGCGGCGTGCAGCAGCACCGGGATGATGTCGCCGGCGCTGGCGGACATCAGGGCCTTGCCGGCGACGACGTTGCCGGTGGCGGCGACGACGGCCTTGCCGTTGGCGTCGCTGGTGACCTGGTTGCCGCGGGTGATGGCGTCACCGGCGGTGACCTCGGCGATGCCGACCAGGGTGACATCGAGCACCTCGCCGGAGGCGGCGCCGACCTGGCCGGAAACGCCGATGAGGGCGTCGGTGGCGGCGGCGGCTTGCAGCAGGGCGGTATCAGAGCCGCCGAATTTGACGAAGCGGTAGGGATTGATGGTCCCGCCCGCGGTATAGGTCTTGTCGAGGAGAGGGTTGCGCCAGCTCATGGGTTACTCCGGATCCTGGTCGAGGTTACGTTCCACCGCGGCGCAGGCCTCGGTGAAGGAAATGGGCTGCCCCGCGGCGGCTTGTTTGGCCTTGAAGGCGCGGGCGCGGCGGGCGGCTTCGGCGTCGCTGAGGCCGCCGGGGGCGGTGCCAGCGCGGCGGCCGGTGGCGATCTCGCTCAGCTCCACCAGGGGCGGCAACTGGGCGAGCCAGCCGCGCAGCCAGGCGCCGGGGGCGAGGGGGGCATCCGGGCTGTCTGGCGCGGCGAAGCAGGGCGCCGGGGCGTCGGCATCCAGGCGCAGCACCAGTTCCGCCAGGGCGGGCACGTCGGCGGGGCGGATGCGGGCAGCGCTGGCCAGGTCGTCACAGAAGGCGACGGCCTGGGTGCGGCGGATGGCCTCCGCCTGGGCGGCGGCGGCGGCTTCGCGTTCCGCCAGGGCGGTCTCGCGGGCGGTCAGGGCCTGGGCCTGGGCGGCCAGGTCGGCAACTTGGGCCGCCAGGGCGACCGGATCGGGATCGAGCATGGAGCAGTCCTCGGTGGGGGAAGAGACGGCGGCGGGCGCGGGGGGCGCCACCGCCGGGACAGGGGCGGCGAAATGCAGCACGGTCAGACCGGCGTCGCCATCGGCCAGGTCGGCGCCGCGCAGGCCGGGAATGGCCGGGGGCACGGCGCCCAGCACGCCAAGATGGCGGATGTAGGGCTGGCCCGGGCGGGGGTTGCCGGGGTGGTCGGCCGGCCAGAAGCTCAGGGAGCGGTTGGGATAGCGGGCATCGCGCACCGCCGCGGCGAAGGCGGGGTCCACATTGATGGGCTCGCCCCACAGGCCGGCGTCGTCCAGGCGGATCTTAGCCAGGTGGCCAAAGGCCGGGGCGTTGGTGGTGGGGTGGCCGATGACCAGGGGCGCGGCGTAGATGGCCGGATCATAGGAGGCGGCCAGGGCGCTGAGCAGGGCGGGCGACAGATCGACGGCGGTGCCGTGCATGTCGGTGAAGTGGCCGGGCCGGGCCAGGTGCAAACTGGCCAGGGCGGGCGGGTCAAGCGGGGGGGCGGGGATCCACATGCCGCCAGCATGGCGCGCGCGCGCGGGGGAATCCGCTAACGGGGGTTATGTATTTGGGGCGGCGCGGGTGGGGCTAACCATTATGGTGAGTCCACCGTGATGGGGGCCGCCGCGGGCGCGGGTGGGCCGGGCGCGGCGTAGGGGCGGGTTTCAAACCCTGTACGGGCGGGTTTCAAACCCGCCCCTACGGACAGGGTCGCCACCCGTTTTAAAATCGTTTGTGTCTACTTTAAAAACGCGCGACAGGGCCTGGGCTATACCTAGGTAGCGGGTCGGGCCGCCAGCGCCTTGTAGGGCGTCCTACGGCCTCGGCCCCGTCAGGGCGCGCAGGGCGTCGGTGAGGATGGTCTGCACCTCCTCGCGGGCGTGGGGGAAGAGGGCGCCATCGTCAGTGACGGGCAGATAGGGGCGGGCCGGGATGTCGCCCCAGGGGATGGGGGCGCCGTGGCGGGTGCGACCGCTGGCGCCCTTGGGCTGGCCGAATTGCTGCACGGCCGCATAGATTTTGCTGGCGCCGACCCAG